CCCGGCCCGATGCCGCTGCGAACTGCTCGGCGGCCTGCTCGGCGGCCTTCAGCGACTGGACGAGCTTGTCGAACTCGACGTCGGCCTGCCGGGCGGCCTGCTCCAGCTTCTCGACGGCGGCGGCGCCTTCGATCTTCCCGAGGGCGTCGTCGGCGGCCAGCGCCGCTACCGCGAGGTCGCGCGCGGCCTGCTCGGCGGCCAGTTCGGATCTGGTGAGCTTGACGAGCTCGGCGTCGGCGTCGCGGGCGGCGCGTTCCAGCCGCTCGATCGCGGCGGCGCCCTCGGCCTGGCCGGCGGCGGCTTCTCGCTGGGCGGCGGCCAGACGCGCGGTCTGGTCGGCCACTGCCTGGATCGACGCCAGCAGCGCCGCGTCGGCCTCGGCCAGTTCGGTCGTGGCCGCGCCGGCCGCGATCGCCGCCGCGCGCGAGTCGACCAGCGCCTTGTTGCGCGACGCGAGGGCGCGCTCGGCCTCGCGGGCCTTGGCGTTCAGGAACTCGAACCTGTCGGCGAGCTTAGTCTCTTCGGTGACCGCCGCGCGCACGGCGGGCGTGATCCGCTTGAGCTCGGCGGTCTGCTCGGCCAGCGCGGTCTTGGAGTCGGCGAGCACACGGGCCAGTTGACCCTGGCGCTGCACGTACTCGGCGGTCTGCTTGCCGGCGCTGTTGAACCCGGCGGCGTACGCGCTGATATCGCCCTTGGCCTTGACGACCTCGAGGTTCGCCGCGCGCACCGCCTCCTGCAGCCGCGCCTGCTCGGCGCGCAGCCCGTCGGCCTTGGCCTTGACGGTGTCAAACGCCTCGCCCGCAGTACGCGCCGTGGCGGCGGCCTGCAGTTGCTCGGCGGATAGTTTCTCGACCTGCTCGGTGAGGGCGGTCAGCCCGGCCAGCGCGCCTGATTGGTCGGCCAGCTTGTCGAGCTCGCCGGCAAGGCGCGCGAACTCCGGTGCAGCGTCGCTGCCTTCCTTGGCGAGTTTTCGAACGTCCTCGGCGAGCCGCCTGACACTTTCCTCGCCGGTCGTTTCGATCTCGACGCCGAGGCGAACATCACGCTTGTTGTTCGTTGCCATCAGTCACCCGAGAAAGAAAAACGCGGAGCGGCCCGTGAAGGCGCGCCCCGCGATCAAGGAGATCAGACGGCGGCGTCGCGCAGTTCGACCTTGAACGGTGCGGTCTGGCCGGCAGGAGTGACCAGGCGGCCGGGCAGCGGGACGGTCAGGAACTGGTCGGACAGGAAGTCGACCGCGGCGTCCGAGGCGACCACGCCTTCGTAGACCGTGACCACGCAGGGCGTGTCGTCGGCGAGGTTCTTGCCGTCGAGGATGAACTCGGCGCGGATGGCCGCGCTGGTCGCGCCTGCGATCTCGGTCGTGGTGATCGCAGCGTAGGTGCTGGTCAGCGTCACGACTTGCGCGTCGGCGATGCCACCGGTCGGCAGTGCCTTGAACTGGCCGAGCTCACGGTTGATCTGGAAGTCGGTGCCTTCGACGTACGCCCGGGCCGCGCCGGTCATCGCCACGCTCGACACCGTCTGCGTGGCGCTGACGACGTAGGTGCCCGTGCCGCCCGTGCCGGTCGTGAACGCGGTGATCGTGGTGCCGGCCGTGACGCCGACGCCAGAGATCACTTGACCGACGTAGACCGCGCCGGCCGAAACCGCGCTGATGGTCAGGACGGTGCCCGCGATCGCCCCCGTGAACGCGGCAGTGCCGCCCGCGACGGTGGCCGCGCCGGTCAGGCGCTGGTGGGTCAACTGCACCCACTTGTTCAGGTCCGAAACGACGCTGACCGCGGACAGGCTGCCTGCGATTTGCGACGTGGTCGTCACGGTGCCCAGCAGCGCGATCGACAGGCCGTTCGCGTCCGCCTCGCCGAGCGTCACGCTCAGGTCAAACGGCTGCGGGATGGCGGCCGAGGCCACGACCTGGCCGTACCCGTTGCGCGACTTGGAGACGCGCTCGCGGAGTTCGGAGTTGGCCTTGATCTCGAACTGCTCGCATTCAAACGGGCCTTCTTGACCCTGCTTGACGCCGCCGACGATCCGGTTGATGTACAGGTCGCCAGACCCGAGAAAGCCGCGTGCAGCCATGTTTGGTGCTCCAGTTCGTTAGAACGAAATGATTTCGGGAAGTGTGGGGCGCCGCGCCGATGGAATCCAGCCGGCCGATTTCGTTAGGGCGTGGCGACGTCTTCGACGTACGTCACGCTGACTTCGATGATTGCCAGGACGAACGCTTCGCCGTCGGCGCGCGGGCCGATGTCGCGCCCGAGGTACTCGACGGCCTTGACTTGGTCGTTGAGCTTGTGGTCGGCCACGCCTTCGGTCGTGAAGATCGCTCGCTTCATGTCGCGGATCGCGGCGTGCGCGGCGGTGTTCGGGTTGTCGATGTCGCACGGCAGATACGCCAGCAGCGCGTACCTCTGCTCGATCTGGTACTTCGTGCGCGAGTTCGCCGAGTCGGGCATGTCGTCTCCCTCGATGATCACGACGCACGGGATCTGCGTCTTGTCGATCGAGCGCTTGCCGAGCAGCACGCGGACGCCGATGTCGGTCTCCGCGCCCTGCGAGATGGTGCGCGTCTGCAGCCGGGCCTTGATGTCGGCGGCGATCTCGCCAGCGCTTTGCAGGAGGCTCACAGGACGACCCTCTCGATTTCACCGATGAGGTTGCGCACGGCAGTGGATTCGAGGTCGCGGCGCAGTTGCGGGCCCTGGACGTCGATCTGCTTCTTGAACAGCGAGTACGGGCTCGGGCCGTACTTCTGCTCCTTGCCGTACTTGCCGTCGCGGTGCCGGCCTTCAGACACCGGCCCGGGGCCGTTGCGCCCCTTGCCCTTGAGCGCCGTGGTGCGTACGAACGCGCCCATGAGGCCGCCCTGGTTCTTCAGCCGCATCAGGAACCACTGCGGCTCGTCCAGGCGCTGGGTGTTCTCGACGTTGGAGTACACGCCGGCCGACCGGCGCCCCTTGACGGGGCCGGCGCGGCGCGGGGCGCCTTTGTCTCGATACCAGACGGTGCCGCCGAACCGGCCGAGCACGGTGAGGTCGCCGAACGTCAGGATCTCGGCGCGTGGCCGCCCGCCGTTCGTCGCCAAGGACAACTTCATCTTGCCGCGGAAGTAGTCCTCCGACAGGTTGATGTTCTCCAGGCCGCCTTTGACCGACTTGTCTTGGAACTCGGTCGTGACTTCGTTGACGGTATCGATCGCGGCGATGCCGAGGCGCCGGCCGTCGACTCGCGACAGGCGGTCCGCCAAACCCTCGATCTCCCGAACGTCGATACGTACTCTCGTCATTGCGCCACCACGATGAACGAAAGGGTGTACCCGTTGTCTTCCAGCTTGCGCGACAACACGAACGTGCCGTTGGGGTGCGTCAGCACCTGGCCGACGGCCGGCGCCGCCTCGCGCGGGATGACCGCGACGTCGACCTGGGCGGTGAAGTTGTCGTCGCTGCGGCCGGGGTCGCCGACGTACATGTCCACGCCGACCTCGATGTTCACGGGGCCGATGTCGACGCCGTCAAGGAAAGAGGGCTCGCCGAGTTTGGCGAGCCCTGCTCTCATTGCGCGGGTGATGAACCCGAGCGCCATCGATCAGGTGAGCGTGAGCCGGATCACCGCGTTCGGGCGGGTGCAGATGTGCAGCGGGTTCGACTGCACTTCGTACTCCAGGCCGCGATCGAAGTCCATCTCGTTGCCCATCATGTAGAACGGCAGGCCCATCGTGTTCACGGTGGACATGTAGTCGGCGGGGGAGAAGAACGAGGTGAACAGATCCGGCACGCCCATCGGGACCGCGTACGCGTCGCCGGCTGCGATGAAACGAGTGCCGTTGACGGTGCCGCGGTACTCTTCGATCTGCAGGCCGCCGAACTCGAACCGCATGCGCTGGTTCTGACGCAGCGGGGCGCCGTTCGTGTACTTGAAGGTGTCGACGACGGCGGGGTGGTCGACAAACGCGTCGTACCACTCCGGCGATGCCAGCACCGCGATGCCCGACATCATCTGGCCGCCCAGCGTGTCCTCGATCATGCGCTCGAGGGTCGTACACTTGCTGCGAACCTTGGTGATGTCCGCGTCCAACGCGAAGTCCAGCACCTGTTGGGTGACGCCGAATTCCGTGAAATAGTTGTACAGCACGGTGCTGCCGTCGGCGTCGAGCACTTGGCCCTTGAGCGCGCCCATGCGCTGGAACTCGTGGGTCAGGTCGAGGTCGCGGCGGGCGATGACCATCTTCTTGTTGAGCAGCGCCCTCGCGGTCTCGGTCTCGGACTGCGAGCCGAACACGCGGATGCCCTGCACCTCGTCGGCGAGCACCGAAACCGTCTGCGGCAGGTGCGTCGTACGGAAGTCGCGCACGTTGCGCTTCGGCACGTTCTTGGCCGGGCCGCGGGCACCGCGCGGGGCGGCCGGCACGAGCGTCAGCACGCCCTGGTCCATTTCGATCGCCGCGGTCAGCGTCGAGATGCCTTCCGAAGCGAACAGGCCCATGCTGCCCAGGCGGGTCGGGGTGTGAGGGATCAGGTTGATCGCCTTCACGAGTTCGGTGAACGAGAAAGCGTCACCCTTGAATACGTCGAGCATCATGATGCTGGTTTCCTTCTATTGCGTTGCAACGTAACGATCAGCGCACGATGATGCCGAGCGCGGCCAGGTCAACCAGGCCCGGGGCGTCGCTGCCGGTCAGCTTGCTGCCAAGCACCTCGCAGTCGCGCACGAAGACGGTTGCCTTGATGTCGCCGGCCACGGGGTCGAGCTCGTTCCAGAGAACGGCGGCGACCGTCTGCGAACCGTCGGACGCGCCGTTGAGGTACTTGATGTATCGCCCGGTCGCGGTGATGCGGCCCAACAGTTGGCCCGACAGCCACTTCGTGGTGCCCGAGACGGTGACGGTGACGACTTCGCGGCTGCGGAAGCTATTCGCCTCCGACAGCAGGAACTCGCCTTGATGGATGCTCTCGGTCAGGATGGGCATTACTTACCTCCATTGCGCATTGCGTTGATCTGGCCCCAGAGGGTGATCGGGTTGAACTCGGCCTTCGCCTTGGGGTTGGCCGCGCCGATTGGCGGTGCCGTGTTGACGGACGTGGACTCATCGTCGGCGGCTTGCGCGGCTGCGATCAGTGCGCGGACGTCATCGAAACTCTTGCGGGCGCGGATGTGCCCCGCGGCGTCGGTCGCCGTGCCGGTGATGCGGCACAGGTCGACAATGTTCTTGGCGTCGGCTGCAGCGGCTTCGAACGCGGCCAGCGTGGTCAGCGACTTGTCAAGCGCAAACACTCCTGCGAACTCTCCGACACCGGCCGCCTTCGCGACACGTTCGATGTCGGCCAGGGCCGGCGCGACGACCGCCACCGGTTGCGGCTGCGTGCGCTTGAACAGCGCCTGCACGTTGTCGGGCATCGCGTCCACGTCGAACGACGCGGTGGCGGTGATCTCGTCCACGACCTCGTCGCACAGACCGTGCTCGAGGCACTCGGCGGCGGTGAGGAAAGTCTCGGCGGACAGCACGTCCTTGAGCGCCTGCTCTTCGCCCTTCCAGCGCTTCATGTAGGTGTTGGTCAACACCTCGGCGAACTTGTCCAGCGTGTCGGCCATGTCGCGCATGTCGTCGGCGTTGCCGTACACCCCGTTGATCGGGTTGTGCAGGAACATCAACGTGTTCGCGGGCATGACGATCTTGTCGCCTGCCATGGCGATGTAGCTGGCGGCGCTGGCGGCGATGCCCAGAACGTGGACTTCGATTTCCTTGCCAGACGCGCGCATGCCGTTGAAGATCGCGAGCGCCTCGGTCACCGACCCGCCAGGCGAGTTGATGTAGACGCGGACCTTGGACTGCTTGATCGCACGGAAGTCGGTCAGGAACCCGCGGGCGCCCACGCCGTACCAGTCGTTGATCGCGTCAAGAATCGACACCTCGGCGACGTCGCTGTCGGCGGCAACCGCTTTGATGGAATACCAAGGTTTCGGCATGATGGTTCTCAGTGTGGTTGTCGGATCGGCTGAAATCCAGCCGGCTTATTTCTATTCAACGGAGCAGGAACAGCAGGACGTCGTCGTCCTTGTCGCGACGCTTGCGGCGCTCGGCGGGCTTGTAAAACCGGCCAGCGCCGCCTGCAGCGGGCGGAATGGCGGGGACAGCGGTGTCGAGTTGCAGCCACGAGACGCGGACGTCGCAGGGCGCGGCCGCGGTGTCGAGTTGCAGCCACGAGACGCGGACGTCGCAGGGCGCGGCCGCGGTGTCGAGTTGCAGCCACGAGACGCGGACGTCGCATGGCGGGTCTTCGCCGCCGCCCTGGTCGCCTCCCCACGCCCCGGGCCACTCGCCAGACCAAGGCCCCAGCCAGGACACGGTTCAGTCCCCATTCAGCGCGTCGATCGTGCGCGTTCCGGCCGCATAGGCGCCGTCGATCCGCACCGTGTCGCCGTCCAGGCCCAGGAACTGCGGGTTGCCGCTCTCCAGGCCGGTCGCCGCGCCGGCAGCGTGGGAGGCGAGGATCCGCAAGATCTGCTCTGCCGAGAACCCCGCCTCGATAGCCCTGCCCCACACGGCGCTGGCAATGCTGGCATCTGTCAACTGGCTGCCCTCGGCCGCAGCCGAGAAGTAGGCCACGCCTTCGGTGCGCGCCGTCGCTCCCATGGCGACCGTCGTAGACGCGCTCAGGGTGAGCAAGGCGCTGCCGGCCACGGGGGCCAGCGCACCGACGTCGCCGACCGCGCCGAAGGTCATGGTGGTTTGGCCGACAACCGCTGCTGCAGCTTGGATGTCCGCCGCGCTGGTGAGCTCGATCGCCGCCGTGCCCTCCACCACTGCCGTCGCCTGCACGTCACCCGCCGCGGTCAGTTCAATCGTCGCGTCGCCGACCACCTGCCGAGCCGCCAGGACCAGCGCAGGAAGCGCCGTCAGCGTCAGCGCGGCGTCAGGGTCGGCCGCGATCTCGCCTGCCAGAGTCGGCCACGCCGCGCCGATCGCGCCGTAGCCCCTCGGCACCGCCGCCGTGCGACCAAACCCGCCAGACCTGCGCGCCAGCGCCTGGTGCCGGGGCAGCACGCTCGGCGTCGGCGCCAGCCCGCTGACCACGGTGGCCGCGGTGACTCCGAAGAAGCGATTGTTGGCAAGCACGATCAGCCCCAGCCGACGTCCGTCACGCCTTGGAAGATGCTGTTGGCGGCCACGGGGGCGCCGGGGAAGTACAGCCACGCCAAGCACGCGCCGTCGGGGATGACCGGCAGGATCGGAGCGGGCGCGAACAAGCTGCGCTCGCCCGGCACGCCCACCGCGACAAGCGGCACCGACGTCAGCGGCCGGCACAGCACGATAGCCCCCGTGGTCGTGGTCGACCCGGTGTACGCCGTCGACAACTGGAAACTGTTGACCCGCTTGATGCCGGTGTCGCCCGCGTTCAGCGGCAGGAATGGACCGGGGTGGTTGGCGGCCGGAGCGCAGTGAGCAATCTTCCCGACGGGCGGAATGCCCGCGGCGCCCGCCGTGAAGTTAATCGTACCCACGCCCGTCAGCGCTGCGTCGTTGTCGTCCTGATCGCGGTAGTTGAAGACGCTCAATGCCGGCGTGCTGGCCGGCGTGCCGCCAGACTGAGTCGTGACGACCACGTACGCGCGCAGCCCGCGCCCGCTGGTATGGCGAGTGAGCGACGCTGCCTGCACCATCGTCTGCAGCGCGGTGCTGCGCAGGTCCACGCCAGGGTAGTACATCGCCACGTCGACCAGGCGCAGGATGCCCGGCGCCGAGTTCGTGCCGACCGCATAGGCCAGCGCGTTCAAGATCATTTTGGCGTCGGCACTGACGTTTCCGCCGTGGATCATCCCCCAGCCCGTCGCCTCGGTTGGCACGACGCTGTTGAGAGCGGTCCCGGGGTAGGTGTTGGCCGCCGGGCTGCCGCCGTAAAGCGACAGGTCGTAGGCGTTGCCGGCCACGAAGGCGTTCGCGCCACTGAGCTTGAACCAGTCCTGGGACCACTGTTGGCCCAGCGCCAGTTTGCTTGCAAGATCGTCAAGTCCTGTGATTGCCATGTCAGCCCCAGATGGTTTCGATTTCGGCCTGGATGGTGGCCGGTGTTGCGGTAAGAGTGCCCAGCGCGATCATTGCGATGTGCGCGCCTGGCTCGATGTCGGGTTGCCGAAAGCTGCGGTCCAGACGGCAGTCCACTTCTACAGGTGCAGCGGTGGCTTGATGCATGCCAAGGGCCAGCAGCGGCTTGACGATGACCAGCGCAAAGATGCCGCCGCCGGCCGCCAGCGGCTCCACCGACTCGATGCTCCGCACCCCGCGGTCGCCGCCCTGCAGCGGCAGGTAGGGCGACGATGGGTTCGGCGTCGAGACGACGGACGAGACGTTTGACGCAAGCGTGCCGGGGGGAGCCGACAGAGTGAACGTGGTCGTGACTTGCCGGCCCGGCACGCCGTCGCTGTTCGTGTATGTCACCCTCACGTCGACAGTGGAAAGGCCAGACCCCTGCGACACCGCCATCATTCGCGTGCCCACGCCGCCATACCTCGGCATTGGCACGCTGTTGACCATCTCCTGAAACCCACCGTCGCCGTCGATGAATGGGTAGTACAGGCAGATGTCGTGAACCTTGAACTGCAAGATGCCGGTCGCCGTGGGTGGCAGGATCAGCACACGGCCCAGGTACTTGCTCATGCCGGCCTCGGGGGCTGGCCCGATGTCGATGCCGTCGCGGCCGAGCAGCGTGGCGGACTCTAGCGGCGCGCTTGCGTAGTAGTTCGCCACGGGGATGCCGGCCGCATAGCTCAGGTCGGCCCAGAACCCTGCCGCCATGGATGGCCCCTGGCGGCGAAGGAACCCCAGCCAGTGCCGACCGGCGGCCACCGCCGCGTCGGCTTGCTTCTGCGTGCGGATCACGTCAGTCCGCGTTGAGTTGCAGCGAGCCGATCTGCGCGGTCGGCGTGATGCCGGGCAGGTTCGGCACGAAGTTCGTCAGCGTGCCACTCAGCATGTACGCCGTGGCGCCTGACGCCGACGACACCAACGCCCAGTGCGTGAGGTTGCCCAGCGTCTGCTCCAGCGCGGGCCAGATCGCCAGCGCCGCGTTGGTGAGCGGGTTGGTGCCCGTCCAGAACGTGGCCTTGGTGATCGCGAGGCGCTCGTACCCGGTGTCGGCGCACTCGGCGGCCAGCGAACCGGTTTCGGTGGGGTCGGCGGTGAACAGCGCGAGGTACGCCGTGGCGCCCGCGCGCCAGGCCGGATCTGTGCCCTGCGCGACCATGGCGAGGACGTCGACTTCAAGAGTGTTGTTGGCGGACATGAGTGCTCCTATGCGGATTCAAGTTGGACGCTCAACGCGCCGCTGGTGATAGCGGCTATCTCGCCGCTCGTGAGGGTGATGCTGTACTCGGTGTCGGAAACGGTCAGCGCCTGCGTGACGCTGCGCACCGTTGCACCGCTGGTGTTTCTCAGCCGCACGATGAGGCTGTTGCCGGTGCTGCTGCTGGCGCGGAACCGCAGCACCTGACTGGCGGTGCCGGGGTACGCCGTGCTGTTGAGCGCAACCTCGCACACGGCGCCCACACTGGCCGCGACGATGTAGTCGGACGCCTCGGGCGTGACCTCGTCAAGCATCGCGAACAACGACGACCCGGTGCTGGCGGCCCACCCGCTGTTGCTCGTGTCCGATGCCGGGCGCCCGATGGTCGGCAAGACCGGGATCTGGACGTACGTCTGAACGCCGGTAGACGCACCGCCCGCGGTCCGCACGCCGACGTCCATCGTGGCGCCCAGCGCCCCCAGCACGACCAGCATTGCCGTGAGCGACGCGGATGCCGCCGAGACGACCGACACCGCCGCCGTCAGCGCCGTGCTGGACTCGGCGTACGCCTGAACGGCGGCTTGAACCGCTGCGGCCGCAGTCTGACCGGCCTGTACGTACGCGGTCAGACCGACTGTGGCTTCGTTCGCGATCCTCACAGCGGCGTTCATCGCGGCGTTCGCGACGACGACCTGGCGCAGCGCGGCAGACAGCCCTGTGGTGCGCGACGCGGCTGCCTGCACGGCGGCTTCGACACCGGCCGCGCGCACGGCAGCGGCAAGCACGGCGGCGCTGGCTGACAAGCTGGCGGTGGCCCCGCTGCTGACCTGAGCCCCGACCGACGCGCTTGCGGTGCGGGCCTGGTTGATCGCGGCGCTGGCCGTCGCGGTCTGCGACGCCTGGGCCTGCGCGGCCAGCGTGAGCGACGCCGAGGCCACTCGAGAAAGGCTCGCTGCGGTGTTCAGCGACGCGGACTGGTTCTGCGCCGCCCGCGCGGCAGCGGTGAGGGAGGCGGTCACGGTGGCCGCCGCGCGTACTGCCGCCTCGAGCGAGGACTGAGCGCCTAGCGCCCGCAGGACCGCCGCGCTGGCGCTGGCGCTGGCGGATGCCTGAGCCTGCGTAGCCGCGGTGAGTCCTGCCGTAGCCTCTCTGGCGGCTTGAATCGTCGCAGAGAGACTCGTGGTCGCGGTGACCGGGGCCGCGCCTCCCCCCGAAGACTCACCGCCGATCAGTCCACCGATCAGCCCGCCGATCATGCCAGCCCCGTCCTCGGAGTTGCCAGGCAAGTCGCCCAGACAATCGGGCGAAGTTGTGCGGCGAGGCCGGCGTCAATCGAAAACGTCCCGCCGAATTCCAGCGAGATTGAATGGCTCAACTGGCTTGGGTGCCGCTGGTACATCACGGCCATGACAGTTGCCATCTGCGCCCAAACACCGATGTTTGTTGGATGCACGGTGTCGATGAAGAAGTCGCCCATCGTCAAGCCGGTAATGGTCCCTGCTTCGATGGCGTCATAGATCGCCATGAATACTTGCAGCCACGGCACTAGGCGCATGGCCGGACTGCCGCCAGCACGATTGGCGTTTACGTCATCGATGATTCCATCCCACAACGGGGCTTCGAGGTCGCAGGATGCGCGCCACGACGAGCCGAAGATTTCGGCCGTGTCATCGCGCCAGAAATTGCTGTAGAAGGTCTGAGCGCCGCGAGACGCTGCCAGGTTGTGCCACAGCAGCGCAGCGCCGTAGGCGTCTGAGAATGTGATGTGCGTTTGCACAGATGCTCGTGGCGGACTTCCGTAGCTCCCACCGTGTGCCTCGGTGCCCAGGAATAGGCCGAACGACGTAGATCCACCTGCCGTCAGCGCCGCCCGTACTTGGTTTGGCCCGGCTGGGTCGTTATCCCATCTCCACATTGCGCCAGAATAAGGCCCGGTGCCAACAACGAGTGATGGCGTCAAACCAGCGTCAACGATCACGCCAGCCCACGGGTAAGGGTAAAGCGGGTCTGGTATCGAGTGCCCAGTAACTGCGAGACTGGCATCAAGCGCAACAGGCGCCAAAGTCGGCCCAGCATCTGGGAACGTCATGCCCATGGCAGTCTGCCCGAACATCACGCCATGGTTGCCGACTCGGTAGAAGCTCATGCCGCCGCAATCAGCACAGTTGACGATGTGCGCCCTTCCCAGGCTGCGGACGCATTGTGCGAAATCTCGCCCGTTGTACCGGCCGAGACGTTGGCGCGAGTAAGCGTTGATCGCCGGTCTGCCGTGCCTTCTGTTACGCGGCGCGTGTAGCCCGCAGTCGGCGTGCCAACTGCTGTGCTTGATTGCGGTTGGTGATAGTGGGCGAACACCAAATCTCCAGCCGTGGCGGTAGCCGCTGGGCTTGGCATGTCGGCGGACGACACAGGGGTCCACGTAACCGTCGTGCGCCCGGTGAATGACCGCACAGGCGTGGTCAGGTTGGCCCCGCTGATCCGGTGCATGTCGAATGCCACGTTGGCCGTTGCTCCGCCCGTGGCCCACGCCGCGTCTGCGACACTGCCAGACGCAGTAAAGATCGCATGCCCAACGTCGGCGATTTCCGAATAAGCCTCACCGCGCAGCGTCCATCCCGACGGCACTGTGATTGCCGCGGTATTGGCCGTCGTGATCGACGACAAGACAAGCACAAGCAGGTCGGTACTGACCACGCCAGATGGTCGCGTCGGCGTCGTGCCAGCGCCTCCTATGCTGCCCACAGTGCTTGCCACGCTCTCCCATGCCGCAGCGCCGCCCCCAGCCGCAGCAGGAGTGGCCGACTTCAGGTCCGACCACGCGCCGTTGCCTACTGCGTTGACCGCTCTGATCTCGACGTCGTACTCCGTCGTGTTGGTCAAGCTGGTGATGTTGCGCGAGCCCGTGCCCGTGCCGCTGAAGGCCACCGCCGTGCCGCCGTCGAGCCGGTATTGGAGGGCCGTGATCGCGGCTCCGCCGTCCGATGGCAGCGCGGTAATGTTCGCAGTCAGCAGGGTGTCGCCAGCGGTCAGCGTCCAGTTGCCAGCCACGAACGCAGACGGCACGGTCGCAGGCGTCACGGCCTTGGTGTCGCTCCACGCACCATTACCGGCTGCGTTGACTGCACGCACCTGAATGTCAACGGCGACGCCGTTCGTCAAACCGGTCACAGTGCGTGCGCCAGTTGCGGTGCCGGACAGAGTGACCGCAGCACCAGCGCCGACGCGGTACTCCAGAGCCGTGATTGCGCTGCCACCGTTGGCCGGCAACGCCGTCAGGTCGATGCTGATTGCGCCGGACGCCCCGGTCGCGGTGACGGTCCACTGCCCCACAGTGAACGCCGAAGGAGCAACAGGTGACCCAGCTTCGAGCGCCGTCACGCGACCGTCCAGGGCCGCCAGCGCGGAGTTCACCACCGCCAGCAGTTGAACTTTGGTCACCAGCACCGGAGCGTCGGCCGCGGCGCTGTCCAGCATGATGAGCTTGTCGGCGTCGACAGGTGTGGTCTTCGTCGCGGTCACGACAACCGGGTCCAGACTGTCGACGTTCTGCCCAAGGATCTCATCGACCCAAGAAATGATGTCGAGGTGCTTTGTGCCAGCCGACCAGTTCACCGCCGCGCCGGCATTGCTCGAATACAGCACGGCTGTGCGCGTGATCGTGTTGGCCGACGAGTAGGTGCCGGTGCCGACCTCATACGCCCCGGTCGGGTTGCCGCTGCCATCCACGGCCCGGGCGACGTAGCGGAACACGTCTGACACCGCGCAGCGGGCCGAAAACGGCTCATGGCCCGTCACCGTGCCGGCAACCGTGTAGGCGCCAGTACCTGTCGTGATACTGGCTTGGCGAACGAGGGGGGCGTAGATGCGAGCCATGATTGATCAGTAGAAACGGGCTTCGCCCACGCGGACCAAATACCGCTCTCCGTACTGCGCGGGAGTCAGCACCACCTGCAGCCAGGCTTTCAAAGCAAACAGTTGAAACTCAACAGATTCGACCAACACTTTGTTCAGTCGTTCCGCTTCCTTGATCTCTTCGCTTCTTGACATTCCGAGCCTCATGGGACCAAGTCCTGCCGCGTGACGACAACATCGTCGCCGCTGACGTACACATAGACCCCGTCGAGCTCCGCGACGGCCCACTCGACGTGCGTCGGCTCGGCGACATGCACTGTGCCGGCCAGGGCCGCCAGGCGCGCCCGAACCGACTCGGCGGGCATGTCTGGATGCGCCACCAGTTCTCCGGCGAACTCGTTCAGCAGCGGCAGCAACTTCTCGCCGGCTGCCGCGGTCGACAGACCCTTGATGCCGCGCCGACGGAACAGCCGGCCGCCGTGCTCGGCCAGAGTCAGCCGCTGCACTCCGTTCGACGCGACGCGGAGACCGCCGACCGCGACGATCTCGAACGGGACCGGTTTGGTGGACATCAGATCTCGTCCCAGCCGATCGACAGCGTCTCGCTGGGGGTCAGGCCGCCCGCGGCGGTGTCGGCCACACGGCACATCATCACGAGGTGGTCCCCGCGCTCCCCGGTGCCGGTGAACGGACCTGCTCCCAGAGACAACCGGCTGCCCGTGACGTAGGTGAAGAAATCGGTGTAACCCGTGGTCGATGTCGCCTCGGCGGGCGTGACGTACGTCGCGGCGGCGCGGGCGAACAACTCCACCCCGGTCCCCATGCCGTTCGCGCCGTCACTGTAGGCGCCGACGTTCGTGATCTGCGAGTAGGTGCCGCCCGTGACGTTGAGGCGCAACCACTTCTCGAACGAGTAGTCGAACCCCGACACCGGCTTGACCATCGGGTTGACCAAGTCGACGGTGGCGTTGTCGGCGTTCTTGAAGCGGATCGTTCCGCTGGTCTTGTCGGTGGCCGTAGCGCCGGCACCGTTCTTCTCGACAATCTGGACTGTTGCGGGCATGCGGTGCTCCTACTGAATCACTGAAGAGTGGTTTCTGTCTGCGTGACGTTCAGGATGTTTCCCTGCATGTCGCGCTCGATGACGCTGGTGGTCTGCCGGTCTGGCAGTTCGACGGTGACCGCGGCGGGTTCCACGTTCACGACGTTGTTGACGATCGGCGCAGGCACGGTGACCTCGGCCGCTGCGACGTTCACGACGGGCGCGGGGCCGGCGGGGACGTTGACGACGGTGTCTCCCAGCGTGACTGCCGGGGCGGCCACTTCAACCTGCAGCGGACGGTTGACGAGCGCCTGCGCGATGTCGGCGAAAGCCTTGTGCAGCACGGCGTTCTCGGCCTGGCTGCCGGCCAGCAGCGAAGCCAGCCCGATGAAGGTCTTCTCCAGCGCGCTCGGCTCGGCGCTGGCCGTCGGGGTCGGCGCACGCATCTGCACGGTCTGCAGCGCGATCAGGCCGGCGAGCGTCGGATCCATCGCGGCCTGCGCTGGCGGCGCGGCTGGCGCCCCCGCGGCGGCCGGCGCGACGGGCTCGGGCGTCAACCCACTGGCCTTGTCCGCCTTGATCTGCTCGAGCACCTTGCGCGGGTCATCGCCGCGCTCGCTGATCAGTTGCGACGTCGAGATCAACCCGGCGTCGCGCGCCTTGATCTTGCCCTCGACGTCCTGCACCGGGTGGATGTACTCCCACCCTTCCGGCGACCACGTGGGGGCCGCCATCGCTTCGTACTGCGACGGGCGGATCAAACGCTTCAGCACTGCCGCTTCGGCCAGCCAGCGCACCATGGGCGCGCACAACTGCGGGATGATGATCTGCCACTGGCGCTGCTTGGCGAATCGCCTGAACTCGTTGATCACGATCCGCAGGGTGCGGTCGCTGACGTCGCGGATGTCGCCCGAGAACAGTTCGTACGGCAGACCCTCGCCGGCCGCGGTGCCCATGTGGGTCGTCCGCATGTAGTCGGGGTACGACGTACCGGACTCGGGCGGGTTGGCGAATTTCACGTCTTCGCCGGGCTGGAGTTCCTGCGACGTGCCCGGTTCAAGCCCCGCCAGGATGTTGCCTTTGGCGTCGTAGAACTTCGGCAGGCCGGTCAGAGGATCGATCTCGATGTCCTCCCACGACGGCGGCATCGCGCGGGTGATGAACATCGTGAAGAGGTTCGCCAGCTTCTGGCGCTCGAGCACCGCGTCTTCGAAGTCCATCGACCCGCGGAGCTTCACGAGGATCGGCGCCATCATCGACACGCCGCGCAACTGCCCGGGTCGGGTCGGCTCGAATACGTGACTGATCTCGCTGGCCGCGATGCGGATCAACTCGGTGTTGTTCGGCTGCGTGGTCGCCGCCTTCTCGCCCGGGTGGTTGCGGTACATCCAGTACGCGGTGCGGCGGCCGTACTTGTTGAGCTCGATGCCCTGTCGGATCGTGTGCCCGGCGGGCAAGCCGGCGTACGAGTCGGTATCGAACAAGGGACAGAAGTCCGCCTCGATCAACTGCACTTGCAGCGGAGCGTTCAGGGGCGCGTTCATGTCGCGCGGGCGGCGGCGCAAGAACACTTCCCCGCTCGACATCCACGAACGCACGCCCAGCGTCTGCAGGCCGTACGCGTCGAGCACGTGGTCTGCGTCCGCCTGCGGCACGAACGCGTTCCAGATCTTGGTGAACGTGTCGTCCTCCCAGCGCGGGGTGATCCCGACGCCGACGAGGTTAGTCGTCCACTTCTGGACGCCGCTGGTGCCGGCCCAATCGTTGCGCTCGGTGTCGCGGGCGCGGTCACGGATCTTGCCGAGACCTTCCGTGGCGCGGTTGGGCCCGGTGGCCGGCGTGACCCAACCTTTGGTGCGGCGGCCGACGCCGGCAGCGTCGTAGCGCGCCGTCGACTGCAGGGCGGCCTTGCGCGAGCGCGCGGTCGCCATCAGGTGCCCCGACCGCCGTAGTAGAGCAGCGTGCGCCGGCTCGGGTAGGTCTGGGTCGCCGACGCCTGCTCGAGCGCAAGCTGGCGCATCTGGTCGTCACGCGCCTGGATCAGCGAGTCGGTGGTGTTGTAGAGCACTGTCTGACCACGAATGGTCACGGAGCGAACACCATCGGCGATCGCACGATTCAGCGCATCGATGTCGGACTGCTGCACGGGCATAGTGCCGCGAAGTGTGCTCACGGGGCGTCAGAGAATCCATCCGCCATGTTGCGTTATGACGTAATTGTGCGTACAGTTCCGTCGCATGACGCGCAAACCAGGCCCCAAGACCGAGACGACCGACCCGCTGGCCCGGGTCACCCTGACGCTTGACGAGTTGACTCGGCGCAGGTTGCGCGTGCTGGGCGACGGCAACGAGTCCGCCGGGGTGCGCGTCGCCGCCAGGGTGGCGTACGAGCGGTATCAGCGGTCGGACAGCGCCGCGAAGAAGGGGGACTGAATGGCGTTCCTCTACGAACCACCGCCCTGCGCGTCCGAGGTCATGAGAACCACCGCAAAGTGGGTGGCGCGCCTATACGGCGTGAAGGTCACGGTAACGGTCGAGGGGGAGATCGGCCAGATGAAGTCGACCTTCGACCGCCGGCCGCGCGTCACCCCATGTACGCTGACCGCCGCACCCGACGCTCCGTCCGCACCACCGTCGTCGCCGGCAACTCCGACTTCTCCACCCGCCTGACCTCGGCCTCGATGACCTCGCTGTTCTGATCCCAGTCCAGCGCCCACCGAGGCGGCGAGATCCAGAAGTGCCGCTTGTCGGCCCCGAGCATCATGCAGCCGGCGCGGATCATGTAGCACAGGTCGAACGACTCGTTGCGCTTCTTGATCTGCTCCCACACGCCGTTCTCGTTGCGCACCTCGGCGTGCAGTTCATCGAAGAACGCCGCCGGCAGCCACCCGTCGGGCGATGGGCGCGGCCAGTGGTAGTACCCCGGGCCCGGCACGCGGCGCTGCATGCCCGCCGACACCATGTCCTTGAACTTGTTCGGGTCCAGCAACTGCAACGCGATGTCGCCCTGCCCCTGCTTGCCCCCGACCATCGTCTCGCGCACAAACCACTCGACCTTGGTGCTGGCGCCCTTCACCATGAACACCTTCTGGTGCAGCCCCGCGCGCCGCAGCCGGCGACACCAGGCGTAAGCGTTGTTGGTCACGCCGTCCTCGCCGCCCGTGTCGACCACGCTGCGGTACACCCGCATCTCCCGCTCGTCGCCGTCGAGCCTGTACGTGGCCTGCACGACCCGCTCGGTCAGCAGATCCCAGTCCTCGGGATACGCCGCCGGGTCGATCGGTGCCGTCTCGTCGTCGGTCATGCCCGGCCTGGTGGACCGCGTGATCGAGTAACGGTCGACCAACCACTGCTCTTGGTGCTCGCCGATCGCGTGGACCTGCACCACGAACCGCGCGTTCCTGCCGCCCTGGACGTCGACTGACGCCACGAGGAACCTCCCGCCGCGCGGCACGATGAACCGCTGCAGGTCGCCGTCGAACTGCTCCCCGCCGCGCCCGGCCGCCGCCTCCGCGAGCAACCGGCTCAGGTACGGCACGCCCTGGTCGGTGTTGGCCGTCGTCTGCAGCGACAGTTCGCTGTTGGTCAGCGAGTAGTCCAGCAGCGCCTGCACGTGCTTGCGGATCAGCGCCTCCCAGTTCACGTACGTGGCCGCCGCGCCGCCCAACCAATACCCGGCGATGCTGCTCGTCCTGGCGTTGCCGCTGACGCGCCCCTGCGCGTCCATCGTCAGCCCGTCGGCCAGCCACACGCCACCGAGGTTCATCCGCTCGCGCTGCGCCGGGGTGATGATCGCGCCGCAGTGCGGGCACGGCACGCGGGCAAACTGCTTCGCGAACCGGTCGATGTCGAGGTCTCGCACCGACTCGAGCAGTTCGTCGTCGCTCGGCAGCCTGAACAGCGACAGCCCGGGCGTGGCCTCGAGCCGCTCGTCGCAGTGCGGGCACGCCCAGTACCAGCGCCGTCGGTCGGAGCGGTTGTAGATGCCCAGGATCCCCTCCACGGGGGGTGCTTCGTGCGGCGAGCTCGCCTTCCAGCTTGGGTCTTTCAGCGGGCGGCCTGGCGACGACTCCACTGCAACCATCCCGCGGCTCAGGAACGTCGTGATCCGCTTGCCCAACAGCCCGAACCCGTCACCTTCGCCGTCGATGTCATCCGGCCAGCGGTCGTAATCGGTACCGAACGCGTAGCGGTAGCTCGTGGACGACATGTTCGTCGCCGTCGGCCACGCAATCCGCAGCCACATGCCGTTCTTGAACTGCTTGTCGTGCAGGTTGTCGTCGCGGGACATCGCGCTGCGCATCGCGTGCAGCGTCGGGCTGTTCTTGATCGCCCGGTCGATCCGCTGCTTGCTGTACTCGCGGGCCTTGTCCTGGGTCATCTGCACGATGAGCATGTCCCCAGGGTCGTTGATGACGGCGTGCGCCAGCCAACCCTCTCCCAACGCCACCGTCTTGCCGGTCTGGGCGGGCCCGACGAACACGACGGCGTTGTGGCGCCGGCTGCCGAGCATGTCGACCGGCTCGACCATGTATGGGGTTTCGAACGGGTTCCAGGGACCGCCGGCACCGCCGGGCCGCTTGATGATCAGGTTCTTGGCGGCGCCCTCGCTCACGCGCATGCGGTTGGGGGGCAGCAGCGCCGGCCACGTGCCGCAGACGTCGGAGAGGGCGTGCTCGAACTCGCTCATTTCGTCATCGCCTGGAACGCCACCGCGCACTCCGACAGCGCCGAGTCGATCTGCACCGCGATCGCTTCCACAACCTCCGGCTGCAGCGAGTGGGTGCGCTCCAAGTTGTCGGGGATCGACCGCAGAGACTGGGTCAGCACCGCCAGCGCGGTGGCCGCAGCTTGGCGCTGGGCCTCGCGCGGCAGGTAGTTCCCGCG